AAGTGGAAGAATTAAAATTTAATATACATACACTTAACCAAGATGGTATTTTAACCGACAAACAATTACGGAAATGCTTTCACAAATTAAATAATAAGATTTCTGTAAAGGTTGTTACTTCACAACTTAAAGAAGGAGAAATAGCTAAACATATAAAAACAATAATAAAATAATTTTAAACTTATGGAAAACTACGATGAATGGAAACAACAAACTCCAGACGAACCAATGTACAATGAATGTGAATTTTGCGGAGAGCCTTGTGAAAATACTTATTGCTCAAAAGCTTGTAAAAAAGCATACGAACAAGAAAACTAAACTATGAAACTAATAATAGGAATACCAACACTTAATAGAGCAGACTTGCTTAATGAAGCATTAGAGAAATATTTTGAGGACTTTCAAGAAACTGAAATATTTATTGTAGATAATGGAAATCAATCTATAATTACTAGAGAAGAAAAATTTGCAATTTATCGACCAACAGAAAATTTAGGAGTTGCTAAAAGCTGGAATACAATAATGGATTATGCCGAAAAAGTAGAAGCTACTCACGTTTTAATGTTGAACGATGATATTTACTTGGGTAAAACAGAACACGGAATTAAAGTGCTATTAAAAAGTAATGAAAATGCCGACTTTATTAATTCATTTCATAATTGGTGCAGTTATATTCTAACGGTAGATGCGTGGAAAAAAGCTGGTAAATTTGACGAAGAATTTTTTCCAGCATATTTTGAAGATAATTCTTTTGATTATAAGATGACTTTAATCGGTGCTAAAAAAGAGTGGACTTCCTTTTTAGACCCATTTACATATCGTAAATCAATGACGATAGCAAAAGACCCAACTATTAATAACCGCTTTGCACTAAACAGACAAATGTATATTAATATGTGGGGTGGATTACCAACAGAAGAAAAGTATCTAACTAAATTTAATAAATAATATGAAAAAGATTAAAAGAGTATTTATTGAAGTTTTGGCTTGGGTTGTTTTTTTTGCTTTATTATTATTTTTATTTAAAATTATAAACAATATACAATAATGGAAGATACAACACCTTATCAAAATAAAAATCAAAACTCAACAATAAATGGTAGTTATAAGATTGTAATTAAAGGTGGTAATAACTACATACACCCTACTGCTATTATTGAAGGAGATGTTGTTTTAGGAGAAAACAATTACATTGGTGCTTTTTGCTATATAACTGGGAATACCATCATTGGTAACAATAACAGATTTGAAGCATTTTGCTCAATAGGTACAGAGCCAGAGCATAAAGAATATTTCGGAAAAGAAAACAAAGGCGTTGTAATAGGTAATGATAATACATGTCGAGAATATGTTACTATTAATGCTGGATGCGAAAAACCAACTATTTTATACGATAATATTGTTATGCTTAAAGCAAGTCATATAGGACACGATAGCACTATTCATAGTAATTGTACTTTAGCTTGTAACGTAATAATTGCTGGTCATACATTGTTAGGTAAATATGTCAATATGGGATTAGGTAGCGTTTGTCATCAGTATTCAAGAATTGGTTCTGGAAGTATGATTGGAATGGGAACGGTTATTACCAAAAAAGTAAACCCTAAATGCTTTGGACTTTACGTTGGAACTCCCCCAAGATGTGTAAAGCAAAACACACATTTGAAAAACAAATTTACAGAAGCAGAGATACAAGAAATTATTGATGAATTTGAAACTTTGCAGTTATGAGAAAGTGGAATTATGTTTTAAAAAACTTTATTGAGTTTATTGTTTATTTAATTATGTTTGGTTTTTTTGCGGTTACTTTTTCAGCATTATACATTAAATATTTTTAAGTTATGAAAGTAGAGAAAGTTCCATACTACAAATGGTTTTACGGAAAGTTTGTTTTAGTAGGTTATGTTGAAAAAGATTAATATAGATAGTTATGATTAGCGCAAAAGAAAAAGCAAAAGAATTAGTAAATAAATTTCATGATGAGATAAAATATATGGAAAGAGCCAAACAATGTGCATTAATAACAGTTAATGAATTGATAAAAGAAACTGGAAGCAAATATTGGTACGATGTAAAAAAGGAGATAGAAAAAATGTAAATTTAAAATATGAAAAATAAAATTTTAATTACCATTTTGTTGATGTCAACAATATGTTTTTCTCAAATTAATTTGCAAGATAAAGATAGATTTTCAATTCAACTTACAACCGATAATGTAGTATTTCAAAAAGGATTGTTTTACGGTGGTGTAGAGTTTCAAGCTGAATTTAGCAATGGAATTTATATTCGACCTCAAATACACTATGCTGATTTAAAAGATGGTTATTTAGAGATAGCTTCTGGAATCGGATTGAATTTTGCAAGTAGCGTTTACAATGTAAGAACAAATGTTTTTACTGGTGTAAAATTAGGAGTAATTAATAGGTCTGCTACTAACGCAATATTTGGATTTGAATCTGGAGTAGAAGTTAAAGTATTGCCGAAAGTTTCATTAGGTATTAGAGGGTCGTATGATTTTAGGGGCGATGCAAAATTTTATGAAGGAAAAGATTGGGTTTATAATAGTCAAGGATATATTAAATTTATAATAAATTAATTATGACACCGAAACAAAAACTAAAATCAATTGAAAAGAAAATGGAACGGTTGCAATTTAATAACGACAAACTGAATTTAGAACAAGCATCAAGGTATTTTTTAGATATTGAAAGGTATCATAAACTTGAAAGAGAACACTTCTTTTTAAAATTTGAAATGGAACATTGTAATACTTGTGGAAAAAAATTATGACACTAAAAGATAAATTTAAAATTATTAATTGTAAAGATTGTGATATTGCATATTGCGATACTAAATGTACAATATTAGCACCAAGTGAATTAATTAAGTTAGAGCAAGTAGCGGATGACTTTGCTATTGGATTTGCGGAGTGGTATTTAAAAGTATCAGAAAAATACGATTCGCATTTAAAATTACAAAATGATAGTAAACAATTATTAGAAATTTATAAAAAAGAAAAAGGATTATGAGATTAACAGTATCAATGCCTTGCTTTGGCAGACCACAAAGAACTATAAGAGCAATAAACTGTATTGCTAATCAAAACATAAATGGATGGGAAGCGTATGTAGTAGGAGATGGTTGTCCAATAATGCAAGATTTTATAGATAGCGAATATTTTGACGAATTGATTGAACAATGTTCCTATAATGGAAATGATTTAATGATATGTAATAATCCAACTAATCAAGGTGGACACGGATTTGCAATTACTAATAACAACATAAAAATAGCAGAAGGTAAATATTTTGTTTTTTATGCTAATGATGATATTATCTTACCAAACCATTTTGAGAACTACCTTTCTCAAATAGAAGATACTGATTTGGATTTTGTTTACTTTAACTCGGAAGTTAAACCGAGAAACGCTATAAGAAATGCTGAATTGCAATACGGAAGAATAGGTCATAGTGAGCTAATTGTAAGAACTGATTTTTTAAGACAAATGCCTTTGCATAATGAACACTACGGACACGATTGGGCGTTAATACAAAGTATGATGCAAAATGGTAAACACAAAAAAGCAGAAAATTGTCCTCCAACATACCACGTTATGAGTTTGTCAGACAATAGAGAGCAAGGAATTGATTAATTTATTATATTTACAACCAGAAACTTAAAACAACAAATTATGGAAGTCGTACACCGCAATAAAGAAGAAATACAAAAATCATTATTAGTATATGCCGATTGGAATTGCACAACTGGGTTTGGAGCAGTAGCAAAAGAATTAGTTAATGAATGGGCAAAAGATAAAAAATTAAGTATTGTAATTTTTGGACTTAATGATGCAAGTAAAAGCACTTACGATTACTTACCAAATGTAAAAGTAATACCAGCTTTAATGACTGGCGATAAAGACACTGCAAAAGATTTTTATAGAAGAATAGAATTACTTAAACTAATTTATCAAAATGATTTTGATGCTTTATTTTTTCTACAAGATGTAGAGGTAATTAATCCTATGTGGGAGCAACTAAAAGATGTAAAAAATACAAAACGAAAAGAAAACCGACCAAGCTTTAAGTCGATGATTTATTTTCCAATTGATAGCGAACCTAGAATGTCTGACTTAAAAGTGCTTCAATTTTTTGACGAAGTAGTTACTTATACTGAATATGCCAAAGCAGTAATGAAACCTTTGATTTCAGACACACAATATAAAAAGATTAAAATTATACCACACGGAACTAATACAAGTGATTTTTATCCATACAAAGAAAAAGCAAAGATTGAAGCTAAAAAAGAAATTTTTGGAACAGAAGATGTTTTTGTATTTGGAAGCGTAAATAGAAACCAAGTAAGAAAGGATTTTGGAAGTCTTATTATGGGATTTGCTATGTTTAAACATACAACTGGTGCAAACGCCTTGTTGTATCTTCATTGCAACCCAATAGACCCAATGGGTATAAACATACCAAGACTTTGCGATAGGGTAGGACTAGAAGTAGGTAAGGATGTTATTTTTCCAAAAGACTTTTCAGAAAATAAAGGTTGTTCCCTAGAGGAATTGAATAAGATATATAATTCATTTGATTGCTTTATTACAACAACAACTGCGGAAGGTTGGGGATTAACAATTACAGAAGCTATGGCTACAAAAACCCTTGTAGTTTGTCCAAAACACACTTCTATTACAGAGATAACAGACAACGGAGAAAATACTTTGAATTTTATGTTTAGTCAACAAGCAGTTTTTGTAAATGACTTTGAAAAAATAAGATTTACTACAAATCCAATGGAAGTAAAAACATTGTGCGAAGTGGTTTATGGATTATCCAACGAAGAACCAGAATTACAAGAACAAGTCAAGCAAAAAATAGAAAACGCCTACAACAAAGTTTCAGCTATGAAGTGGGAAGATATTTCAAAAAGGTTTAAAGTAATAATCGACAAATTAGCAAAATAAAAAAAAACTGCGTTAATGGTAAGTAGTGGAACTTTCTGAAAAATTGTACATAAAGTAGGGAAGTTCCGATGACTGAATTTTAAAACAAAAAACCAAGAAACCAATTGCAAGGTTAAGTGCTACAAATACATAAAATTTATCCAGAAACAATTGTAAAAATGTATTTTTATCCAACCGAAATTTTTAAGAATTAACAAAGTAAAAAAAAAGCCACCCGAAAGAGTGGCTATTTTTTTTATTTAAAAAATAATATTATTATTTTCTAAATGCTCCAATTTTGTAAGCTACTAATACTAACAACCCAATTGTAATTGTGTTATGAACATTAACTCCGCCTAGCCAATTTGGATTTTTGATGTCAAAAAATCCTTCCATTTTTAATTTATTTTATTAATTAATAACCACAAATGTATATAATTATAAAATCATATTTTAAATAATAATAAAAATAAATGAAATTTTTATTTATGTAACTAATTCAGTTTAAAACAAATGTAAAATAATTATTATTTAGAAGATAATTAAAATCATTCGTATTTATTATTTATATTTGCTTTTTATTATACTAAAATAAATATGAAAAAATCAACCCTAACAGAAGATAAAGCAGAACAAACGCCTACTGGCGGAGTACTTGTTGGTAAAAGAAAAGGGCAAACTATTATACATAACAAAGGAACTTTAAGCGGATATTTAGTTGGTAAAACACACGCAGAGGGTGGTATTAAAGCAGTAAACAAATCTACTGGACAAGCATTAGAAATGCAAGGTGGAGAAGTTGTTATTACCGCACCAGCAGTTTCTGACAATACTAAAAGGGAGTTTGAAGGTAAAATGATGACCAATAGGCAAATTTTATCTACTATAAATGAAAAAGGTGGTGGAGTTGCATTTGCAAAAGATGGAATGGAAATACCTAAAAGTATAAAACGCACTGGAGCAAGTTATAAGTATGGTGGTAAAACAATGACTGACCACGAAATATATAAGAAAATTACTGGAGGACATTTAGCCGAAGGAATGACACTTTCTAAAATTGCTAAAAAGCATAATGTTTCTGTAAAAGATTTACAAAAGCAAGTTGATATGGGTATGAAAGCTGAAAGCGAACATACTTCAAGCAAACGAGAACAAATGAAAATTGTAAAAGACCATTTGTTTGAAAACCCAAAATATTATTCTTTGCTTAAACGAGCTGGATTAGAAGATGGTGGATTAACTCTTAATGGGTTTGATGTAGATTATTTTGAAACAAAAAGAGGTATTTATGCAAATTTAGAAATACCATCGCAAAATCCTACTTTTGAAGATGATATACAAATTAAAGGTTTTGGAAAAAATGAAAAAGAAGCATTTAAAGATTTAAAAAAAGAACTTGAAATTTATTTAAAAAAATCTAATTATAAACACGGAGGTAGAGTTCATAGAGGAAGTCTTGTTAGAGATGCTAAAAGTGGTAACACATCAGCCAGAGATTTAAACAATTACAATGATATGCTAGATGTTGAAGCCGATGGAAAAGTTGGTGGAGATACTGGTTTATTTGCAAATGGAGGTACAGTTAAGCCTTACGATGCAAATATGGATGGCGATAGTGCTGATATGATGTTTGCAAAAGGGGGTGCTACTGATGTTGTTGTAGATAACTGGAGTGATATACCAGATGAATTTAAAAACATAAGATTGCCAAAGCAAATTGATTGGAACGCAAACCCTAGCGATGATGGGTTAAATGAAATTGTAAAACCATTTTTAAGCAAAGAACCATTAAGACCAGCGATGGAAGGTATAAACTTTGATGATAATGGAATAACAGTTACAAACGCACATATTTTATTAACTATACCTACGGTTGACCACGAGTTTCAAGGAATTTATAAAAAAGAAAAATTATCATCTAAATCTTTACAAGAAGTATTTCCAGATGGGGTTATAAAAATTGATGCAAAATTTCCAAATTACGAGCCAATAATTCCTAAACAATCAGAAATTAAAAAAGTTTTTTATGTTGATGTCTTAAAACTACTAACGTATTTTAAGGTAGCTAAAAACTATTCGGACAACACGCAAATTGTATTTAAAATTGATGGTTCAGAAATGTCTGTTGCTCCAGATTTAATGATTAATTTTTTAACCTCCTTAATCAAGCTTGGTGGTAATCAATTTATGTATGTTAGCTTTCAAACAGATAAAAGAGGTTTAATTTTTAGCTACTATTCAACTTTTTCGTTAGGCAAAGATGTTATTGGATTAATAATGCCTTATGTTTTTGATAAAGGAGAAACTTACGGTGCAGTAAATGAAGAAAAAAAAGCAGAGTTAAATGTTTACTTTGACTTTGATTACAATGTAATTCGTAATGCTGATGATAGTATTGTTGATTTAACTCCAAAGCCTACAAAAACAAGAGCTAAAAGAACGCCAAAGACAACTCAAAGTCAAACCAGTACACAAAAAAGCAAAACCCTAACAAAAGAAGAATTAGAACAGTCTAAAATATGGATTGGAAGTGATTTAGGTTTGAGGGATATGGTTATGGAGAAACTTAATAAAATAGGTTTTGAATTTGATAAAGGTTACGGAGATAAAGATTTATCTACAAAAAAAGGCATAAACATTAGAATATATACAAATGATTTTGTAGTTTATGGCGATGAATTAAAAACATATTTTGATAAAATGGAAGTAAAAGAAATTTTTCCTTCTGATTTAGGAATTGACAGTACAGATACATTAGACGAAACCATTACAGATGAAGATGTAGAAATTAAAAAACTAATTTTAGCATTTATAAAAGAAGGTAGTTGGAGTTTAGAAAAAGAAATAAAAACAAAAGAGGGAGATAGTTTCTTTAAGGATTTTTACAAAAATGAACCCCCAACTATTTATAGATTAACTGCTATTAGAGGTCAAGGATTATACCCAACTGATTTAAAAACATTAAATTTTTTAGATAAGATTGGTTTGTATGATGATTATGAAGAACCAGTAAAAGAAACTTCGTCTGAAAAATTTACTTCTGGAGAAATAGATGCTTTTAGTCAAATAGATGCAATTGTTGATAAATATAAAATAGATTTTATTGATGTAACCTCGTGGGGATTTGAAGATAGAATAACAGATTTTGATATAGTAGATACATTAACTGGAGATGTTTTTTATTTAAGACAATATAATTTATCATTAGGTGTTCAAGAGGAGGATGTTGACATAGAAAAGTCAAGAGCATTAATAAGAAAATATAAAGAATTTAAAAAATTAACGCCTACTAAAGATGTAGAAAAACAAGAAGAAAAAGTTGAAGTTTGGAAGCTTTATCCAGTATCGGAAGATGGACAACACACTTCTGATTTTGGACTTTATGGTGCTAAACAATTATTAGAATATTTAGTAGATTCTTATTCACAATTTCCACAAAGAGATTTTTTTGAATTTAAGATAGTTGACCAAAATGGTAAAACATACGATAATGTTGATTTTTTTAAAGGTTTAGATAATTTAACAGACCTTGTTGCTTTTATAAATAGCGGAAAGCAATTTACAGATAAATACGATTGGCTAGAATTTAATCTTTATGATGCACCAAAAGAAGTTGCTCAAAAAGAAGAATTAAAACCGAGTAAAACCGAAAAACCAAAACGTAATTTTGAGTTAGAACGTAAATACTTGTCGCAAAGGATTTCAGATTTGGCAAAAGAGTTGGATTTAAAAAAACCAATACTATCAAATGAGGAAGTTGCTTTTTACCAAAGAGAGATTAATTCATTTATTTTAAAGTTAAGAAAACTTAACGATGCTGAAATGAGTTTAAAACCTATTGAGGAAAGAGTAAGGGGTGTATATGAATTAAAGATTTCAAGTTTTGACAATCAGTACACCGAAACAGATATGACCTCTATAAACGCCTTAAAATCGCAATTAACAGAAAAGGAATATTTTAATGTTAGAACGCCAGAGTTTAAATCGTTTTTTGGAGATTGGGAAACTGCGTATTTGAATGATAGTTATGCTGGAGTATCGAAAGTTATAAATCCAGTTACAAAAGAACCTCAACCAGTATTTCACGGAACAAACGTTTTATTTGTAAATTGGAAAACATACGATAGTAACAACGCACATTATTTTGCAGTTAAGAGAGAGTTTTCAGAGTTTTTTGCTACAACTTGGGAGGAAAGAACGGATAAAGCTGGAGTAGATTCAGAAATTCTTAAAAAATTAAATCCAAACAGAGGAAATTTTTTATTAAGATGTTTTATTGATGTAAAGAACCCAATTGATTTTTCAAGATTTGGTGTAGAAAAATATCCTATAAGAGAGTTCCTTACTTTTTTAAGGGTAAACTATAACATTGGAGATTTTGATTTTTGGACTAATATAACTTCGCATAGCGGATTTACACAAGATACAGAAGTGTATGCTTGGCAAATTATTAGATTGTGGCAGTCTTTTACAAAATATGTAAAAGTGTTTACGACTTATGATGGGTATATTTTTTACGAATACATACCAACAAAACCTTATGGTGGATTGGAAAACGCATCGCTTTCTTATTGTGCTTTTGATAGCAACCAGATTAAGTTTACAGATGCCTACGAGTTTAACGCATTGTCTAATGATTCAAGATTTGATTTAGGAGGAATTTTATAATTATGAATATTCAAGAAAAAATAAAAGAGTTAGGATTAGTTCCTTTGTTCCCAGATTACTACTATTTTAATAGCAGTAAGTCAAGTGATAATGATAATTTAAAGATTGTGTCAGACGAAATTAATTTTATTCAAGTAATGCGTTTTAATAGACCGTTAATTGATAAAAACCTATACATATCTTTAAGTATTGATAATTTAAGTTTTGAAAGTCAAATGAAATTCGTTATTACTACTGGCGCAATATCAATAAAAGGAGATGATATTTATAGAGATGAATTTTTTGATTTAAAATTTGATAATTTACCAGATGTTTTAAATTTCTTTAACGAGAAATATGAAACTGTTGCCAAAGTTTTTAATGAAATGCTACTTGAAAAATTGAAAGATGAATTAGAGGAAGAAAAAAAGAAGCAAGAAGAACAAGAAGAACAAGAAAAGTCTGAACAAGAGCAAGACAAACAAGAAGGGGAACAAGAAGGGGAAGAAGAAGAAGGAGAAGGTCAAGGAGAGCCACAAGAAGGAGAAGGAGAAGGAGAAGGTCAAGGAGAGCCACAAGAAGGAGAAGGAGAAGGAGAAGGAGAGCCACAAGAAGGAGAGGGTAAAGGAAAGCCAAAAGAAATGTCTGCGGAAGATATTAAAAAATTGCTAGAGGAATTAAAAAAAGAGCAAAAAGGAAAATCAAGTGGTCAATCTGATAATGGTGGAGATGAAATTGATTTGGAAGATTTTTTAGATAAAGTTGAAAAAGGAGAAGCGGAAAACGATTTTACCAAAGGTTATAAAGACAAAGACCTTAAAGAAAAAATTGATGATGAAAAAGGTGGAGGGCAAGGAGAAGGAGAACCAGATGATATGAATTTTGATTTGCCAGATTTTCCAGAGCCACCAGCCAATTCTGATAAAAGGATTGAAGGAGTTTTAGATGCTATTGTAGATATGCTAGATACTGACAAAGAAGATATTAAAAGACAATTCCCAACGCAAAAATCGGCAAAATCTTTTGTAAGTTTGTTGTCGCCAAATGAATTAGATTTTATAACTACGCAAGTTGGCTTATCCGAAACTTTAAGTAGATTTGAAAAACAAAAATTAATAACAAGTAATTTCATAACAGAATTAGAAAACATATAAATTATGACAAGAGAAGAATTAGAACTAGTAATTAGCGACACTACATTATCACAAGACACAAGAGATGATGCTAAAGGTCAACTAGCAAAATTGGATGCCTTGCAAACTTCGTCTGGAGTACAAGGTATAAACAATGATATTTTATTTGCGGTACGAGAGTTTAATCAATCAATCGACAAATTGGCAAAAGCTGGTGTTGATAAAAAGCAAGTTGAAGATATTGTAGATGATAAATTCAGAGATACTAAAATTGGTAAAAATAATTTAGATTCTACTGTTTTAGAACTTATTGGTAAAACTCAAACTGTTCAAATTATTAACTGGCAAAATGTTGTTGTTAAGACTGGAGATGGTAAGAAAAGAAAGATTTTTGATTTAATGCTTTCTGATTTTGAAGCTGGTAACAACATTTACCTTTACGGTGGTGCTGGTACTGGAAAAACCTTTATTGCAAAAGAAGTTGCAAACGCCTTAAATTATAAATTGATAACTTTAAACTGTAATCAATTTACTTCGCCTTTGGATATAGTTGGAGGGCAAACGATTGAGGGTTATCAAGAGGGTAGATTAATTGATGCCTTTGGATATACTGATGCAAGGAAAGAAATGAATAAAAGAACTGGAAAATATTTTTCTGGTGCAGTTTTATTATTAGATGAATTACCAAAACTTGACCCGAATACTGCTGGGGTATTAAATGATGGTTTATCAAAAATTAAAGACCCTTCTGAAAGAACGCAAGATGGTTTAGAAATACGACCAGAAATTACGAATGGTAGAGGAGAAATTATTACAAAAGGAAATGTGTTTGTTATAGCAACTGGAAACTCTTTGTTAAATGAAGCTGATGTAAACTATGAAGCCAACTTTAAACAAGATTTATCTTTACAAGATAGGTTTGCTGGAAGCACATACGAATTGATTATTGACCCACAATACGAATTAGATAATTTGATGTCAAATATTAAGATTGGAGATGAATTAGCAAATTTCACTTTTATATTTAATTTCTTATTCAAATTAAGAACCGCAGTAGAGGATAATAATTTTTCAAGTAGAGCATTTGTTTCTCAAAGGTTAATGATTTCTATGAGAGATACCTATATAGCTTTTAGACTTAACGAAAGACAAGGAGATAAAAGAATAAAAAGTCCAAAGACTTTACAGATTGCAGTTAAAACATTTTTAGATTTATTTACAGAACAACAAAGAAGTGTTTTGGAAGCAGATGTAAGAGTAGATGAATTTTTTGATTTAGTCAATAACAAAAATTTAAAACCATTAGATTCATTGGATTCTCCAGAGGATAAAACGGAAGCAAATTTATTGATTAAAGCATTTGATTTAAAAAACGCAAACAAAATTAAATAATGCCAAAAGCAAAAGATAATTATATAGTATTTGGATTTGACCCCTATAAATTTATAGATGAGGGATTGGATATTGTACGAAAAGATGGTTTAAGAACTATTTATTCCGAAAGTTCAGTTACAAGCGGTATGAGTGTCAGAGGTAAAGATTACAATTGGCACGGATATAAAAGCGGTTCGTCAAAATCTTTTGCAGAGCAATTTGATGTTAATTCTGGATTAGGAAGTTTTTTAGACCAAGATTTATTAACAAAGGTAGAGCAAGTTTATTCCAATATAAATGCCAAGTTAGATTTAGGTGGAGATTTTAAAGCATCGAGAATTAGATTTACTGAAAAACCATTAGGAATATTTTCATTTGCACAAGCTAGTAAAGGTTTAATTAGACCAGTAGAATATTATTCAAAAGAGGAAAATAAAATAATACCTCCAGATGATGTTTTTAAGGGCGAATTTAAGGAGCTAGATTACTTTTATTATAAACACGATGGTAGAGAAGTTATTGTGGAAAGAAGGCAAGAAGGCACTACAAAGATAGCTGATAGTTGCACCGATGTACTTTTAAAAGAAGATGAACAAAGCAAATTGTTTTTGCCATACAATGCAGAAGGTAAAATTGTAAACGAGTGTAAAGGAAATAAATTGAGATATGCTACAACCACAAAAAAGGTTTATGCTTATCGAGAAAAAAAAGGTGGAGGTATTGCTCCTTATGTAGATTTATACATTTCTACTGGCGGTTTAGGTAGTGTTAATCCAGAACAAATGATTATACGTTCATTGCCAAATATTCTATTATCAAGGATATTGGAAAAAGCTGGTGTAAGGGTTAGAATATTTGCTTATTGGTCAAATAGAGATTACAATAAAGACAGAGATTTTAACACTATGTTTATGTTAAAAAACTATGGAGAAACTATTGATTTAAACAAGATTGCAGTATTTTCTTCGGATACACGTTTTTATAGATATTGGTTAGCAAACTCAACTGTTGGTTGGTATAAATTTATGTGTGGAGATTCTAAAAGTGGTTTTGACACAACTGGTACGCTTGACCCAACAACGTTTATGAGAGATATTTTACCAATGGTTAGAAACTATGTAAGCTATAAAATCAATGTAGGAGAATTTCCATCGCAAGTTGTAAATAAAAAATTGATGTTATTTGCAAATATGGATGTTGATGCTAGTGACAAAATAGAAACTCCAGAAATTGAGAAAAAAGTAATTGAAAAGTTTTATTCTATTTTAGATTATATTCAAATGCAATTATCCAATACTCCAAGAAAGGTGTTGCAAGACATTATTAAAAGAGAAAAGGATAATGGAAAATCAGAATACGAAATTAAGAGTTATATTAGAAGCGCAATTACCAATGTATTGTCGCCAACCAAAGAATTTCAAAAACAAACTCCAGCAGAATTGAAAAAGATGTTGGATAGCGGAAGTTTGACTAAAAAGGAATACGAAGAAAAATTAAGAGTGGAGATTATGTTAGACACACCGAAATATGCAGATGATATAATCGAGGAGAGAGAAAAATTATTAAATATATTAAATACTTTAATACTATAAAAAATGAATTTAGATAGAATTAGTATAAAAATGGGTGGTGCAAATACATCGTATATGTCTTTAGCTAAAATTTCTGATTTTAGTAAGTTATATACAACTATCTTATTTATAGAAAAATCAAGTCCTCAAAAAATAAATACTGGAGATAGTATTCAAGCGTTTAATTTTAAAAATATTGAACAATTTAAAGGATTAAGACCATTTAATGCTTATACGCAAGAACAATTGCTTTTTTTGTATAATCAATATGGTTCAGATTTTCTATATCAAACAAAGCTTCATTCTGGGGATTTAGTTAGGTATAATGGATTGAAGTATGTAGTATTAGGTATTGTGGTAAACACATACGCACAATGGAATATGCCAACACCTTTGTTGTTTAATCCAACTAACGTAAATAACGATTACAAATCTTTATACGGAAGCAGATTAACCGAAGAACAAATTAACAATAAAATCAATGATAATTTCCAAGCTGGAAAATATGATGCTGATATGGTTATTCCTTTGGTAGATGCAAATGATTTTTCAGAATACATAACTGTAATAGAGCCAAGACCAACAAAGGAAGAAGTAGAATTAATGTTTGATTCAGTTAAAGCAGAAAAAGACCTTACAATTAAATCTCAAAAGGATGTTTTTATTGATACTATGTTGCGTTTGAGAGGTAATGAAATAAATAAAATCAAAGAGGTTAATGAAGATTTATTTAAAGGTGTTCAAACTTTGTTATTGTCGGTAAATAAAGCGGTAAACGAGCAAATAGAAATGCTACCAGAACCAGCAATTGAAAAACCAGCAAGAAAATCAAGAGAGAAAAAAGTTGTTGAAGAAGTAGAGCCAGTTTTAAAAATAGATTCAGATGATTTGCCAGATTTTATTGGCAAAGATTTGATGGTAAAAGATTATCCAGAGCAAGTCAAAAAGCTAATTGAATTTAGAAGTATCCAACAAGAAGGTTCTGCTTATATTTTAGACGACACAATAGTATTTGCATTTGATTGGGATAAAACACAAGAAGGTGCTCGCTTTTGGTCTGATATAAATGGCAATGGAGATTTAAGAGGTTTTAAAGAAAAGTATGGTAACAAAGGAGAAAAGGTTGATGAATTAATTGCAAAAGAAGAAATAGATTCAGATGAATTGCCAGATTTTATTAATAAACGAATAGACTTAAAAAGATTACCAGAACCAGTTAAAAAGTTAGCGTTATTTAGACAAGAAGAACAAGATAGACCTTTTAATGAAAATGTTCCTTTATTTAATGCTTTTGGATGGAGTGAAACACCAGAAGGAGAAGATTTTTGGGAATTGATTAATACTTTAGGTGATTTACGAGGTTTTAAAGAAAAGTATGGTAACAAAGGAGAAAAGGTTGATGAATTAATTGAAAAAGAAAAAGTAAAGCCAGTAGTTAAAACGCAAGAAGTAAAAGCAGTAGAGTTAATCCTTTACCCACCTAGCGGAGGAGTTTTAAATGTTAAAACAGAAAGCTTATATGAATTATTTGAGATTAGTAGATTTGTTTTAAGTAAATTTAAAACAAAAAGGCGAAAGTTAAATTTTAGTGTAATAACTGATTCTGCAAGTCATACAACAGAAATTTATTTTAGCGGTGATGATTCCGCAGACAAACTTTTAAGTTTATTAGTTGAAAAGTATGATACTTTTGTAACACCAAAGTTAAATTGGAAAAATTTTGATGAAAGACAAGCCGATATTGATAGGATAAAATTAAACGAAGAAATTATAAATGATTCTTTTAAACCAGAACCAAAACCAGTTGAAGTGGAGAAACCAAAACCAGTAGTGGTAGAGAAACCAAAACCAGTAGTGGTTGAAAAGCCAAAACCAGTTAAAGTTGAAAAACCTAAACCAGTTCCAATTCAAAAACCAAAACCAATAGTGCGTGAGAAACCAAGACCAGTTCCAGTTGAAAAACCAAAACCAGTTAAGGTAGAAAAACCAAAACCAGTTAAAGTAACAAAACCAAAAGTGGAAGATGACCTTTCCTTTTTAGATGATTTAGATAATATATTTTAAAACAACGATTATGACTATTAAACAAAAATTCAGTTCAATTGACCAAAGCAAATTAACTGCCGACCAAAAATCATTTTTAGATAAAATTAAAAATGTAACAAAAAACTTTTCTGATGCTGAAATGAATAAAAAGGTAGAACAACCTTTAGATAACTTTATTGCAAAAGCAAAAGAAAAAATGCCAGAAGCGGTTAAGTCTGCTCCAGTAAAAAGTACTTCAAAAGCAAAATCAAGTCAAACCAAAAAACCAAAACGTACTGCAATGTCGTTGGCTAAAGAAATTCGTAAAGAAGGCGAAAGCTGGAATGAAGCAAGAGCAAGAGCAAGTAAAATGATGAAAGAGGATAGTAAGGATTTAAGCAAAACTGTTGAAACCGAACTTGACAAATTAAGCAAACTTGTAAAAAGCGCAAAAACAAGAGGTAAACTTGCTGGTATTTCTGGTACTGATATTAAAAGAGATGCAGTAAGAAAAGCAAAACCAAGAGGTGCAAGAAGGGTAACTCACTCTGGGGAAACTTCTAATCAATATGGAACGTTTAATAACAAAGTAGGTAGAAAATATTACGAGAGTAGAGATAGACACTCTGATAGACTTGCGCCAAACTATCCAAAAAATGCTCCTTTGTTAGAAAACGGTGCTTATTTGACCGACCCTACTTTTGGAAACTTTCAAAATCAAGTTTTTGCCGAAGGTGGAGATATTGATGCCTTTACTTTAAGAATGGTAAAAAGTAATGGTGTTCAACCAGCGGAAATGTTAAAAGAAGATGCAAATGTAAAATATGCTAGAGGTGGATTTTTTGGAACTAGCAGACCAAAGTCGGCTTTAATGAGAGATAGGAAAAATGTCAATCATTCAGAAGATTATGAAGTGCGTTATTCTAAACCAAGACCAAGCAGAACTGGTTACAGTGGAAACAGAAGATTTGCTGGTGGGGGTAGAGTAGAATCTTTAACTAAAGAATTACATAGACTTAAAAGAGAGCTAGATAGTAGTCGATTACAAACTTATAGATTAGGAGATGTTTCGCAAGAAGCTATTGATAGAAAAAAAGAAAGAGAAGTAAAACTTGCTCGTTTTAACGAAGTGTTAAAAGAATTAAGAGAAACGGATGAAAAATTTGCATTAGGCGGAACTGTTGTTACTGATTTAGCTGGTCATACTGGAGGTGGAACTGGAGGTTTAAATGCTGGTATGCCTTTAAATGGTTTTAGCAATACTTCTTATACTGGATTAGTTGGAGAAACTGGTGCAATGTCAAGTGGAGAAATGTTTATGAATGGTGGTGGACTTCCAGAATTTTCACAACAATATTATATTGTTACAGAAGCATTAGGAAACCCAGCTCAACATTTTAACAAAGGCGGTTCGATAACAAACGAAAGAAAACACGTTAATCACAATGAAGATTACGAAGTGCGTTACGCTAAACCAAGACCACATAGAAAAGGTTACAAAGGAGTAAGAGGGTTTAACAAAGGCGGTTCAGTAACTAACGAAAGAAAACACGTTAACCACGATGAAGATTACGAAGTAAGATACTCTAAACCAAGACCAAGTAGAAAAGGATATAAAGGAGCAAGAAAATTTATGGCTGGAGGAAGTATGGAAACACCAAGAATTTACGTTGCTGATTTGGAAGCCTACAATAGCGGAAGATTAGTTGGAGAGTGGTTAGATTTAGCAGATTACGACAATGCTGATGAATTAATGGATGCAATTCAAGATGTACTTAAAAAATCTGGTGGAGAGGAATATGCTATACACGATGTAGAATATGTACCAAGAAGTATGTATTCAGAATATATGGGTCAAAGAGATTTTGAAGAATTGTACAAAATGATGGATTTGGCAAAAGAAAATGATTTACCATTAGAGGTAGTTCAAGATGTAGTTAGTCAATATGATGAAATGTCAGTTAGAGAATTTGTTGGAAAATACGATAGTGCAGTTGATTTTGCACAAGAATTAGTAGATGATTTGGGTGGTATTCAAAACTTTAATGATTTTCAATATTATTTAGATATTTCTGAAACTGATAGAAGATTGTTATCACAAGAAATGGCTGATAGCTATGCAGAAGATATTAGAGATGAAGATGGTGGCAATAGACTTATTGAAGAAGCTGGTTTAAATTTAGACGAGTACGAAAATGCAGATGAAAAAGAAAAAGATGAATTGCTTGATTTAGCTCAAAGTATGGTTTCTGATGAATATTACGATACGTGGTATGAAGGATTAAACGACCCTTATTACTTTTTAGTAGAAGAACAAGGAATGTATAGTGCAGAAGATTTTGCAAACGCAAATTTCATAAGAGTTGATTATGAAAAATTAGCGGATGCTTTAGACCAAGATTATACAATCATTGAGTATGATGGAGATGTTTATGTGTTTAACATTAGATAATTAGAGATATGAAAGATATTAAAAAGAGTGCTAGTTTAAAAAGCAAGGTAAGGGGTAAAGAAACACAATTTAAAATTGATTTAGATTATAGTCCAGAATACGATAGCTTCAATATTAAGGTAAAAAAGGGAGAAGGGTTTATGTCTTATACAGATGCCCTTCAAGGTTTGCCTTTAGATGTTGTTCAGAATATTAATGAAATGCTTGAAGAAATTTTGATTAAGGCTGGTTCTGAAACTGAAATGAAAGAATACGATAATGATTACGCTGATATAGGACAATTCTCTTTGCCAGATAGTGAGTGGAAAAAGACCGAAAAAGAATATATTGAGTTAGGTAAGAAAATTGTTAAAACTAAATTTAACGGAGATATAGGTAAAGCGTATGATTCTGTTGTACGCAATAAACGTGAATTTGGTGGAGATTTTCAAGCTGGAGTTTATGCTAGTGGTGGTGCGTTAGTAGGAAATCAAAAGCGTATTGATTTAAACAAAAACGGAAAAATTGATGCAGAGGACTTTAAACTTTTGCGTTCAAGTATGAATGGTGCGTGGAGAAACGACCACAAGCACGTTAATCATAATGAAGATTATGAAGTGCGTTATGCTAAACCAAAACCACATAGAAAAGGCTATAAAGGAGCAAGAAAATTTGGAGAAGGTGGTGGAATATCAAACTTTGAAAGATTGTCAAGGGTAGTAGCAAAGAATTACGAAGGAAAGCGAGTTAAACCAAAATACCAAAAAGAGTATGGCAAAACGTATAGCAAGTCAGAAGCTAAAGAGGTAGGTAACAAGGTTGCTGGAAAAGTAAAAGCAAATCAAAAAATGGCTACTGGAGGAAAAACTAACAGAGGTGGCATTATGGTATTGGCTAAAAAAATCCGTAAAGATGGGGAAAGCTGGAAAGATGCTTTAAAAAGAGCTGGACAACAACAGAAATAATTTAAAACTAGGCACTTATTTAATATTAGTAATAATAATTTTTTATATTTGTGCATTAAATCAAACTTAATATTATAAACACTATGGGAAAAATTGAAATTTTATTAGAAAAATTAGACAACAGAATTACATCATCTTTGGCTAAAAGATTAGATACGTTAGACGATTTAAGCGAAAAACTTGAAGCTTCTGGCGAAGATTATGAAAAAAATCCAACAGATGAGAACAGAGATAGTTACAATGAAGTAATTGATTATGTTGAAAAAATGGAAAATGGTATTATTCGAGATTTAGAAGCGTTATTAGAAAAAAGAAAAGCGGAGGAATTAGCTAAACAAACACCAGCTACACCACCAGAACCAGCTACACCACCAAAACCAAATATAACACCAGAAAATAAATCAGAAACTACATCAAGTAGTGAGGAGAAAAAAGAAGGTTCTGGAATATTGACTTTGGTTATTGGAAGTGTTTTACTATTTGCAAGTTTAGGAGCGATTAATTATTTCCGAAAACAATAGTAAATTAATTAAAAATTAAAAAAATGAAAAAAGGTCAAGTTATTGGATTAGTAATTACTGGATTAGCAGTAGTGGGTGGAGTAGCAGTTTACAATTGGGTAAGAAAACCAAAAACAAATCAAGAAGGTTTTTATAATATGTATGGCTACTAAAAATGGCTTATAAAATTTTACCATATAGCTTTAGAAAGGCAAAGGATTTGGGGGTAGTTATTAAACCATCCTCAAATATCCTTAAAAAAATTGATGTCTTTAAAAATGGTAAAAAAGTTGCTTCAATAGGTGCAAGAGGTATGAATGATTACCCTACTTATTTAGCAAAAGAAAAAAAAGGTAACTATGAAAAGGGTTACGCTAATAAAAGAAGGAAATTGTATAAAGAGCGACACGAAAAGGACAGACACGTTGTTGGTAGTGCTGGTTATTATGCGGATAAAATTTTATGGTAAATGGCAAATAAGAAGAAAATAATATTAATATCAATTGCTATTGCATTAGGGATAGGTGGCTTTGCTATTACTCAATGGTGGATAAAAAAAGTAACCAAAATTAGAGGTGGTATAGTTATTAAGCAAGAGTTTAAAGAACCTACTAATACAGAACCTTTAACTGAATAATTATGTATAGTAAAGTTATTATAAAATATCCAGATGTAAATAGAGCTTATGCCGAAAGTAAGAGTGTAAACTACTCTCAACAGAATGTAATTACTGCCAATACTAATTTATTAAAATCTATTTATTCTACTAACAAAAACGTAATAAATAAATGGGGAGAAATATTTGATATTGATAACTCTATTATAGCAAGTTTTATTGTTACAGAAAGTGGAGGTAAAGATGCTTCTCCTAATAGATATGGAGCGACTGGAATAATGCAAATGACTGCACCAGCGGTGTGGGAAACTTTAGCTAAATGGAAAACTATTGTAGGTTCAGATTTACCTAGTGAAGCTAAAGCATATTTTGATAAAGTATTGCCAGAAAGTAAAAGTTTTAATCCTAATGTACTACCTAGTACTACATTAAAAAATAAAATAACAAATTTATTACAAAAAGATAGAACGTTTTCTATTGCTTGTGGGGTTGCTAATTTAAGATGGCTTTTAGAAGCATATTCTAATAATTTAACATCGCCAATAAATAAAGTTATGGTTTCTTATAATGCTGGATATTACGGAATGAGAAATAAAATAAAAGGCAGTCCAACTACTGAATCTATGGTGGTTAATAAATCGATACCAATAGAGAGTAGAAGTTACTTATTAAAAATGCTAGGTAAAAATGGATTTATTCAATTGTATTTTGAAAATAAATTAGACCAATTGTAATATGAATTTACTATACGAAAATAAAGTACCAGCATCTTATAGAGTTGCATTTGTAGATAAGGTAAAAAAAATATCTGCTAATTTAGGCATTAACCCTAATTGGTTAATGGCTATTATGTATTTTGAAAGTGCAAAAACATTTTCTCCAAGCATTACTAATAGTATTGGGGCAACTGGATTAATTCAATTTCTACCAAGCACTGCTACATCTTTAGGTACTTCAACGAGTGAATTAAGGAAAATGACCGCAGTAAAACAATTAGATTATGTTGAAAAATATCTTGCAAAATACAAGGGAAAATATAAAAATTATATTGATGTTTATTTTGCAGTATTCTTTCCTTTAGCAATAGGTAAACCAGATGATTGGGTAATACAAGCCAAAGGAGTAAGTGCATCGGCAGTTTATAATTCAAATCCAGCTTTTAGAGTTCTTAAAGATGGTAAAATAAGGGTTTGGGAAGTAAAAAAAGTTATGTTAGAAAAATTACCTAGCGAATGGATAAATAATGGTAGTTTTGGTTTAGCAGTTAAGGCATACAAAAATTACATTGGAATTGGAATTTTATTAATCGTTGCTGGAGCAACATTATATTATAAATATGGTAGAACTAAATAGTACCGAAAAACAAGAAGTAAAAAAAGAAGTAAATTCTCAATTACACAAACATTTATCTTTGATTTTTGTTGGAGTAGGCATTGTGTCTTTTTCTTTTGGTATAGTAGTAAATTATTTAACGATTAAAAGATTAAATGGTAAAGCATAATGAAAATAAGCGGTAAAATATTAGATGTAACAAACGAACCGTTATATTTGACTAACATAACAATTATAACTGGGGGTCAATCTAATAAATTTGGTACAGTAGCAAATGAAGATGGGGAGTTTAATTTGGATAACGATATTATAAATGAAGATTCACAATTTAAAATTAGCTATCAAGGTTTCAAACCTCAATTTTTTAAAGCAAGTGAATTACAAAATAAAACAATAAAACTAGAGGAAGATATAATAGGACTTAAAGAAGTAATTATACGACCAAAAGATAAGCCAAAAAATATAATTACAAAAAACCAAGACAACAACATAAAACAACATTTACAAAAGCACAAAATTGCTTATGCTGGATTAGGGGGGATAGTAGCCATAGCACTAATAGGATTATCAATTAAAAAATTAAAATAATTATGGAAGCACCAGCAGTAGCAACACCAGATGTAGCACCAGCACCAGCACCAGCAGTAGTACAAGCACCAGCACCAGCACCTCAAATGTCAGATGGTGGAGCAATGGATTCAGTTGCAAAGCCAAAAATGAATACAAAAGATATTATCATTAGCTTATTGTTAATTACAGTATCTATTTACGGAATTGTTTATTACAGAAAAGCAATCAAAAATATTGACGAACAAATTTCGCCAGAAGAATTTGATAACATTGCTGGAATGGTAGATGAACACGATGTGAACTTGAAAAAAGCATTGGGTACTAAATATAAAAAAATGTAATTATGGGAATGATATATACTCTTATATGTAACGATGGAACAAAATATGTAGGCGACCAAACCAAAACTTGTGCAAACAATGGAGGTACATTAAGTTCAAGTGGAGGAACTGTTGGGAATTTTGATTGGAATAAAGGAGAAAAGTTTGATTGGAGTAAAGTAGTTACTTCTCCTATTTTTACTGGCTCAACATACCAACAAGTACTTTGTAAAGATGGTACTACTAGAACGCAAGAAAATAATCCAAATGCAAGAATTATGGATGCGTGTAGAGATAATGGTGGTAGAGCAGAAAATCAAATAATACCATTCAAACCAACAAGCGAAATTGTAAAACAACAAAATTCATTAAAGATAGGTGAAAAATTAACCGCAGAAGATAAGTTTTATGAAAAATTAGGTATTAAATATCATAATACGCATATGTTTGGTCGCCCTTCGAGAACAAAAGGCAGACTTTTAGTATTGGTAGTTTTAGTCGGAGGTTACTTCGCATACAAAAAATTTAAAAAGTAAAATTATGGCAAAAGCAGTAAATGGGTATTTCAAAGCAATGTTGGAAGCCAAAAAGAAAAAATCATCATCGTTTGTTTACAACGGTAAAACTTATGTAGCTTCAAAAACAAAGACTGGAGTTATGGTATATAAAGCTAAATAAAAAATTATGAAAGTAAATAAATTAATAGTATATGGTGCAGTTGCAATAGGTGGAATTGGTTATTATTTGTTGAAAAAACAAAAAAAATCTTCTGATATACTTTCTGATATAGATTCTGAAACGCCAATCATTACAACTCCAACAATATCTCCAGAAGAACAAAAAAAAATATTTGAAAAGGCTAACACTGCTTATCAAGGTGGTGTAACTCTAACTAAAGATATTGTAAAAGAAGTTGTAAAATTAAAAGAAGAAGCAGTTGCTCAAATAAAAGATTTGAATTTAGAGAAAGAGTATCTAGCTTGGAAAGCTAATGAGATTCAACAACCAGTATCTATTCAAAGTCAACAATCCAAAGCAGATAAAATTGAAGAAAATTGTGATTTACCAAGCGTGGGATGGGATGCAAATATTGTTGAAAATTACATAAAATCATTTAATACACTTACTACTAAATTAATTTTAAATAAAGATTTAAAAGATTTAGGTTCATTGTATAAAGACACGTGTGGAAATATTTTGATGAAACCATCTACAAATGCTATAACTGCGGAAGCGTTGCTTAAAGACGATGGTTTTTACGGAAAAACTGGATTTGGAAGTGCAGTTCCTAATGTAAATTATTATGTTAAGAATAAAAAAGTTTATTTATTACCTTCAAAATTGATTGAGGAATATCGAATAAAATATTTAGCTCCTCACGAATTATATTTGAAAAACTTACCAGCACTTGACCCATCTCTTGCTACACCAGCACAGTTTGCTTTATATCCACCACAAGGTATATGGGTAAATGAGCCAAAATATCTTTATTCAAGTCACTTAGTAGGTTGGTTTGACAAAGCAATGTTAAAAACACCTACTAGTGCTTTAGATGTAAGTAATGCAGATTTTAAATATTTAGTTTTAAATCCTAGAGTAAGAAACAAGAATAGTTATTATGTAGACCAATTTGGTAATATAAACACAATTCCAACTGAATTTTCTCCAAACGGAGATTCTAAAGCACCATTCTACGAAATTGCAGAATATAGAATAAAAAATAACATTACTTTTTAAAAATATGAAAACAAATAAATTAATAGTATATGGTGCAGTTGCATTGTTAGGCTATTACCTATACGACAGAAACAGAAAAATGAAATTAGTTTCAGATTTAAAAGATGGAGCTAATACTGATTTTGTACAAGAAGTAGTTGATGATAAAGAAGCCAATTGCCGAAAAGAATGGGTAGAAAAAATAGGTAGTACATCAAGATTTAATAGTCATGAAGCTAGAAAAAAATCTGAAAGCGATTATCTTGCATCTTGTTTAAAAAATAAATAAAATGAATATGAACCAAGTAACTTACGGAAACCCAACACAAGAAAACAAAATTTTTATTGAACAAAAAGGTTTTATGGATGAACTTTTTGTACAGTTTGACGAGGATTCATTTCCTTTAAATGATTCAGAACTAGTTAAAGACGAACTAAATGAAATTGTCGATTATGTAAATTCAATAAGCGATGAAGAAAATAAAGCGTTTTTAACTAGATACAAATCTTACGATAGAAGTTTAATTCAAACTATTACTACCACATTTAAACAAAAAGGTATTGATGTTGAAAGTATTTGTGAAAATATAATTACTGATACTAAAAATTTAATTTATAAATTAAAGTATTTTTATCAAAGACCAAGACCTTATCAATTAGCACAATACTACAAATTAAAATTATTTCCTTATAATAGTTTTACTTCAAGTACTCCATCTTATCCATCTGGACACACTTTACAAGCTTATGTTATTTTAAATGTAATAGCTGATAAGCACCCTAATGAATATCAATTTTGCAAAGAGATGATTGATGATATTGCTTATAGTAGATTGTATTTAGGATTACACTATCCAAGCGATAATGATTTTGCAATACAAATAGCCAAGAAAATTTTACAACACCCAAATTTCACTAAAAAATATGAAATATAACAATATGGATAATTATGAAACATCTAGAATACGACTTACAAGTTGCAGTTTGTAGATATTTAAGCTATCAATATCAAGAAATACTTTTTACTTCTGATACTATTGCTAATTTAAAATTAACGCCTACACAAGCTGGTCGAAATAAAAAAATTCAAAAAACTGGATTTTCTACTCCAGATTTATTAATTTTAGAACCGAGAAACGGATTTAGCGGATTATTTATTGAGCTTAAATTAGAAAGTCCTTTTAAAAAGAACGGAGAAATTAAGGCATCAAAAGATGACAGATTAGAAAATCAATTAAAAGCAATAAATACTCTTAAAGAAAAAGGTTATTCAGCGCATTTTAGTTGGGGTTTTGATATGACTAAAGAAATTATTGATAATTATTTAAACCAATAATATGAACCAAGAAACAAACAACATCTCCAGCGTACTGTTGGAACTTAACAAAACCATTCAAATAATAGGTACAGAAAAGCTTTTGGACTTATTGAAAATTTCAAGAGAAAATAATAGTGATTTAGGCGATGAAGTTAAGTCAAAATCTCAAATCATTATTAAAATTGTCTGTGATGAATTTAACATCAAAATTGATGACTTTTATTCTCGAACAAGAAAAAACAATAGGAGATATGCAATAGGCATTACTGCAATGATTCTTAAAGAACATTTAAAACTTGATGTAGCGGACATATCCTATTTAATTAAGAAGCCAAATAATCTAGTTTCAATATATTGTAGTGAGGTTAACGAATTAAATCCAAAACATAAATCGGATATTAACATAATTGAAAAAATTAATAACATAAACATAAAACTTAATAACTTAAAAAATGACTAATCAAGAAACAGTTGTAGAAGCACAAATAATGGATGATTTTTCGCCTTTAGATGCACCAGTAAAACAGAGGTCTTATACCCAACACAAAGTATATTCAGATTCAGATGTAGTTCCAGATTTGGAAGAACCGAGTTTTCAAGCACCTAACTTTAATGATTTTGATGAGCCAAGTGCGGAAGAAGAAAAAGAACCAGCCAAACCTTTTAATGAAGCTTATAGTGAGTTAGATGGTAAAGAAAAAACAATGGGTGCGGAAATGATGGCAGAAATGACATTAGACATCTATGAAAAAGGTTGTGGATTTTTAGGTAAGTTACCAGAAATAAACGAAAGTAAACTTGACCAATTAATTGCAGAAGGAGAAATAGACCCAGATATTCAGTTACCAACTGAAAGTGGAAACATAGGCGTTAAAGATTTTGCAGTTGAATATAACAGTAGCATTAAAGATGCTTTTGAAGTAAGTGAAGATTTTAAGAACAATGTAAGACCACCGCTTATTCGTGTTTTCAAAAAACGTGGAATAGGTATGACTGATGAGCAATTGTTAGCTTATTACTTTGTTACGGATTTAGGAACTAAAACCGCACAAGCATTAATGTTGCGTAAAACATCTAAAAACATTTTAGAATCTTTAAAAGAAAATACTATGGCTATTAGGGAAAGTCAAAGACCTACCGCAAAAGCTCCAACTCCAACTGCTCCAACACCTCAAAAGGAAGAAAGCGTTGAATATTATGAAGAAGTTTCTGAAGTAGAAATTAGAAAACCAAGAGTTAAACCAAAAACCGTAATAGAGGAACAACTTCAATATTTTGAGCCAGAAGAAGATAGTGTTTATGCTAATTTATCAGACAAAGGTGGTTTTAAAGAAGAATTTATAGAGCCAAATGGTATGCCACAATTCGGAGATAAAGATATGTTGTCGAAACTTGAAAAATTAAGTGAAGAACCAACAAAGCCAATTAGAGCAAGAAAAAAATCAACAACAACAACTAGAAAACCAAGAACACCAAGAACTAAAAAATAATGGAAGAAAGAGAGCCAAAATTAGGCGTTGCGGTGGGTCGAAAAGGTTGTGGTAAAACATATCAAACAACAAAAATGATTCAAAGCTATATATTGGGCAATCCCTCAAAAGGGGTTGCTCCTCGTAGAGCATTAATTTTAGATGTTAATGATGAATTTGAAGATTTTAAGGCATTAAAGCTTTCAGATGTAATGCGATTTTCAGCGCACCCAAGAATTGAAGCGAGAAGGATAAGACCTTTTCACGACAACGGACAAAGAATGACAATTAATGAAATTCAAGATACTTTATTTAAAATTTTAAATGATTTTAGAGGTGGTTTATTGCTTATTGAGGATGTTAACAGATATATATCGGATTATTTACCAAATGACCTTGTTGGTGCTATATGTACTAACAGACATACCGACACCGACATTATCTTACACTTTCAATCGGTGGGTAGGGTATCTCCGAAAATATGGCAAAATTTAAGCTGGATTAGGTTTCATAAAAATACCGATAGCGTTGACAAACATCGAAACAAGTTTGAAGATAAATATGAAATGCTGAAATTAGTAGAAAATTATGTTAATAATGAGTATCATAATTTTAATAACCAAAGATATTTCTGTTATGTGGATATTGAAGATGAAAAAATAAAAGGAGTAGATAGAAAAAGATTTGAAAGTATTGTTGAGCAATATATTGGGGAAAATTACAAAAAACTAATTACACCAATGTTGCAAAAAAGGGATTTAGGTAAAGGCTCTAAAGTGCATACACCAGAATCAGCAGTAAAGTATCAAAAGCAAAGAATTATAAGTTATTATTTAGATTAATATGAGCAGACAAGAGTACGTTGATAAGTATTTATCAAAATGGGTCAGTAGAAAACTAATAGTTTTTGTAGTTGCATCAACTGGACTTTTTATGAAATCAATTGAAAGTGGAGATTGGGTAATAATTGCAGTAACCTATATGTCAGTAGAAGGAGCAATAAGTGTAGTAGAAAAAATTTATAAAGCAAAATCAAATGGACAATAAAAATTAAAAATTATGAAATTATCAGAGCATTTAGATTTAGCAGAAGTAACAAGGAGTGAAACTGCAAAAAGAAAAGGTATTAGCAATATGCCAACACCAGAGCATTTAGAAAATTTTAAAAAATTGGCTAATAATATTTTTGAACCAATAAGAAAACATTTTAAAGTGCCAATTCACATTTCAAGCGGATATAGAAGTAAAGCATTAAATACTGCTATTGGTGGTAGTTTAACAAGTCAGCATTGTTCTGGAGAAGCTATTGATATTGATATGGATGGTAGTTCTAATGGAGTTACCAATAAAATGGTATTTGAATTTATTAAAGCAAATTTGAATTTTGACCAATTAATTTGGGAGTTTGGAACAAAAGATGCACCAGACTGGGTTCACGTTTCATTTGAAACTGCTGGGAAACAACGTAAGCAAATTTTGATAGCATTTAAAAATGGTGGGAAAACTGCATATAAACCTTATGCGTAACAATTAAAAATTATGATTACAACAATTAACAAAAATAGAATATACATATCGGTATTGCTAATGTTATGCTTAATATTAGTTTCACAACTATTTCAAAAATGCGAAAGTGAGAAATTACAATTGGCTAACGTAAAAGCACTAAATAGTCAATCCAAAGTTTATAAGCTTAAAAATGGACAATTAGTAACAAGCGTTGAAAGTTTATCTTATACCAATAGTCAGCTAAAAAACTCTATTGTAATGAAAGATAAAAAAATTAAAGAGCTAACTAATAAATTTTCTAAAGTTCATTCTGTAACAAAGTATGTTACCAATACAAAATTTGACACAATCAAATTAACATACAAAGATTCAATTCCGTGCAATTTTGAAAGGATAGGAAGCGATTTAAAAAAATGGTATCATATAGCTTATAAGTCAAATCAAAAAGGAGTTGAAATTACAGAGTTAAGTATTCCAGATAGTGTTATTGTAGTAACTGGAGATAAAAGAAAATGGTTTTGGGGTAAGCGAACAACTACAACAGATATAACACACGCTAATCCATTTGTAGAAACACAAAGTATTCAGCATATAGAAGTAAAGGAAAAAAACAAGTGGTACAATAGCACAATTTTTAAAATTGGTGTTGGTTTTATTGGTGGTGGATTATTATTAAAATAAATAAAACTTTTTAAGTAGGCGTTTATTCAGTTTATTTTTTAAAAAAGTTGTTTTAATAATATTTATTTGTTATACTTTTGAAAAATGATATTGTATCTGTATATAAATATTATTTAAAATTGTTTTCATAATTTCTAATTATTCATTCTGTAATGAAAAACGAGTTAATAACATTATTAAAAGCTATCGGAGTTGTGGTTGTAGGCGTTTTGATTGCAAACACACTTGAAAGAAAACTTTTATCAAGCAAAGTAGATGCACCAATGGTAGCACCGACAAATGAGTAAAAAAAATTAAATTAAAAATTCTAAAAATAGAAAAAATGTCAAATGTTCGTAAATATTTAGCCAATGCACAAAGAAATGCAATGGAATCTTTCTCAAACGCTGATGGTTTCATCGACAACGATTTATCGTTTACTGGAGATGACTTCTTCAACGCTGGAGGAATGGGGGGCGGAAGCGTTCAAACTTCTCAACCATATATTATTGATGTAACTAATTCTTCTGGTACTGCCGTATCAAATTTTGAAGTATTAGGTTCATACCAATATATCAACAACGCTGGTTTCCAAAATAATGGAGATTTAGTAATTGGTACAATTACAATTAGCTCTGGAATTTCAGATGTAAACTATCGTGAAATGTTATACCAATTTATGAATAATCCTTATTCAGTTGGTTTAACTTACATTCAGTCTGCAACTGCAAACCAAGTGTTAGAAACTCTTTCTGTAAACACAAGAGATGCAAACGGTAATTTAGCACAAAAAACACTTGTGCCTACAATTGACCCATACCAACAACAAACTACGATTATCGCTATGAAATATGCGTATAGAATAGATGGTTTTACAAAAATTATTATTCGTCAAGTATTGGCGACTTCTACTATAAAACTATACTTCTACCCAGCAGACAACATAAACCTTGCTCGTGCTTTAGGTGGTCAATCAGTAAGCAGACAATTCGGTACTCCTCCAGTTACTAATGGTCAAACTATTAGAATTAAAGGATAATATCTTTATGAGATAAAATCGAATTATTGTATAATTGAAAAAAAGGCGAGTATGATTCAATTCTACTTGCCTTTTTTTTTAAATAAAAAAATATGTCAGTATATCAATATGTTGCAGATAACGACCCAAGAGGTGCGGAAATGATAATCAATTCTTTTGGTTATGAAGTTACCGACAGAAGAAATTTAGGTCAAAGTTTAAGTGAATTAGTTTCACAAATTGGAGAACCAGCTTTGAAAAAAGTTATGGAATATCATCCAGATAGAGAAATTATTTTAGAATTAAACGTAGATGATAAAAATTCTGAATGTGGTTGTGGTAATTGTAAAAAAACAAGAACACAAGAGCATTTTATGAACGCTAGTGGTGTTGAAGCACCAAAGGAAGTAAAACCAGATACTTTAGCACATCAAACTAATGTAATATTGGTTGTAGCTACATTATTTATTGTAACCGCTTTAATCTATAAAAATAATTAAAATGACTTCAAACGTAAATTTAGGAGCATACGGAATTATGTATGTAATTAAAAATAAAAAAAATGAAGTAATATCTCTATTGCTTAAAAATGGTGTTGCTATCCCAAGCAATGCAACAAATCTTCAAATAGGTGTAATAGTAACAGATTTACTTAAATCTTCAAAATCATTCTATAAAGATTTTTCTAAATTATTATTAAACCAAGATACTATTGTTAGTATGTCATCTAATATGAGTGGTTCTTATGCAAATTTTGGAGGATTTGATTCTAGTAAATATCAAATTGACCCATCTCCTTTTTCTTCTTCAACAACTGCAAATACTAGTACAAGCTCTACTGCTCCAAAAACTAGTTTTATTAATCAAGGTCTTAATGTTTTGCAAACTGCTTTTCAAGGATATTTGCAATTAGACGATAATAAAACAAAAAGAGCTTTGGCTGATGCAAGTGTAAAAATTTCAGATGACGATGCTACTAAAGAAGAAAATAACCCACCGACAAAAGGATTAAGTACTGGTGCTATTATTGGTTTAAGTATTTTAGGCGTTGCGGTTATTGGAACTATAACTTATTTCATAATTAAAAAACAATAATATGCAAGATTTATATAATAATTATAGTGGATTTAGTGATTTCTCACTACCTCCTTCTCCTTTTTCTACTTCAACTTCTAGTGGGGGCAGTAGTTCTACTAGTGCTAAATTTGATTGGGGTGGATTAGGCAGTTCATTATTGACTGTTGGTGGAGGTATTTATGCGAGTGAACAACAAAGAAAAAACGCACAAGCACAAGCAGATGCCTTAATTCGTTCTGGATTGTCGCAAATTGAAGTTCAAAAACTTATTTTAGAAGGGAAAAGATTAGATTTAGAAGCGGCAAAAGCTGGTGCAGTTGGAGGTAAATCTGGAAGCAAAACTCTATACATAGCTTTGGGAATTGGAGGAGTACTTATTTTAGGAGTTATAATTTTTGCAGTAACTAGAAAAAAAGCATAATCCAATGGAAGAAGATAAAAAAAATTATTTACAAGAGGTAAAAGAAATAGTTAGTAAAGACAAAAGAGATGTTCTTATGCTTACTACAAAAGCATCTGTAAATGGTGCGGTAACTGGTCTTGTATTAGGTTTAATGGTAGGTTACTACAAAAATAAAAACGTTTATGTAAGTGGTCTTATTGGAGCAGTAATTGGCGGAGTTGCAACCGCAATGATTGTTAATAAAAAATAAAATTAAAAAAACAAAAAAAATGAAAACACCAAATTTAGTAGGAGCAGTTTTAGGACTTGCATTATCATTCGCAGTAGTTTACGGTTATGCGTATGTTGTTGGAAAAGGATGGAAAAAATCACAAGAGTAAAAAATAATTAATAATTTTAAAAAAAATAAAAAAATGAAATCACCAATAGCACAAGGAATAGAGCAAAAAGCAATCGAAGTAAAAGAAGATGTAAAATCAACAGTAACCACTAAATATTTAGTAGGTGTTGGAGTTGGATTAGCAGTATTATTCGCAACAGTTTGGGTTGTAGGAAAAGCGTGGAGAAAAAGTCAAAAAGCGTAATTTATTCACTCTAAAAGACTTTGTTAATTAAAATAACAAAAAATGAATAAAAAGAAAAAAATATTTGGCGCAGTTTTATTTTCAGTCGGTATAGGTTCATTAGCTTACCTTTACAAAGGTTATTATAAGCCAATAAAAGAAGTTGAAAATATGACTTCTAAAGAATTAAAATCAACAACTGTAACAACAAAATAAAATATGGATAATTTTAAAAAAAGTGCAAATCAACTTTGGAGGGAAAGTAATACCACTTTGACTTTTAAAACTTGGATTGAAAGAGAAAAGGAAAAAGGTCAATTTATACCTAACAAAAAATTTTTAAATTTTAGTGGTATTGATACGACTAAAATAGACAAAGTTCTTGAAGAAGCTAATGAAAAAGCAATCGATACTCTTGGTTTAGATTCAGATAAATTTGAAAATAAAATAGGAATAAATAATAACATAGATATATCTAAAAATAAAAATAAATTTATAGGTCTTAACAAATGGTTATTAATTGGTAGTTTAGTTTTAATAGGGGGCGCAGTAGTTTATAAAATTTATTACAAAAAAAAATAATATGAATTTTAGAATACAAACTAGATACGATGAAATGTGTTTATGCGTAAAAATATCTTGCTCAACTCCAACGGTTGTTAGAATTAAAATTTACGATGAAGAAAAGCCTAAAATTGTATTTACCGATAGGTATAAAACAGTTACAAGTGCAGAAACATTTTACATTAGATTACCTATAACATCAAAATCGGTTATTCTTTCTGTATATGACGATAAAAAAGGAAATACACCAAAAGAACAAGAAAAAAATATAAACGTAGTATCTATTGACAAAACACCTTTAGAAAAAAGAATGGATGTAGTAGATATTCAAAATAAAAGCGTTAAGCATTTTGTAGATTTTGCGCAAAGATTTTGCTTTAATGCACCCTATTTAGAAACTGGAAAAACATATCAGTCAGACAACGGAGAGTTTATGATTGAGTATTTGCCACAAATAATAAATCAAGATGGTAGGGTTTTAACCACACCAGCAAGAATTTCAAGAGTTACTGGGAGAATACAAGTTTCAAAAAAACAATTTGATGACTATACAGTTCCAATGCGTTTTGCTATTCTTTGCCACGAGTTCAGTCATTTTTACGTTAATGAAAATATGGATGATGAATCAGAAGCCGACATTAATGGTTTGTTGATTTATTTAGGATTAGGTTATCCTCGTATTGAGGGTTATCAAGCATTTTTGGAAGTTTTTAAAGATGCACCTAACCAAAGCAATAAAAAACGTTTTGATAGAATTGATAATTTTATTAAAAACTTTGAAAAAAATAAAATGGTAATTAGATAAAAAATAAAATTATGTTAGGAGCAAGTACAGAAGATTTACAAAAATTAGTTTTGACGATAGGAGCTGGTGGAGTTGTTGGCTATTTTATTGCTAATAAATATAATAAATCTAAAACTTTAGGGGTTGTTTTAGGTATTGGACTAACATTAGGCTCATTATATGCTTTTCGTATAAATGAAAATAAAAGTAGGGGTAAACGAATGGAATGTGATGATAGGTATTATAAATTAGCACGACCAGAAAATTATAATCCACAACAAGAAATGAAACGTAAAGAAGAATGGATGAAAATTAATTGTAAATAATTAACCGATGAAAAACAATACAAATAAATACTTGATAATAGGATTAGTAGCAATTGCAGTTGTATATGCAATAGACAAATATTTAAAGAGCAGACCAAAACCAATTAGTTCAGATGCTTATTCTGATTTAGATTTGAATACTATTTTATCTAAAGGTTCTACTGGAGATGAAGTTTCAGAATTGCAAAGAATACTAATTAACCAATATGGGGCAGATTTAGGCTATTCTGGAGCAGAAAAAAATGGAATTGATGGAGATTTTGGTTCTATGACAGAAAACGCTTTATTCAAAGCAAAAGGAGTAAAATCAATATCATTAAAACAAATTTTAACAAATAAATAAAATGGACAATAAACGAAAAGCAATAATTGTTTCAGCAGTACTAATAGGATTAGGTGGTTTTTATATTTACAAAAATATGAAGATGAAATCTAAAGATGTTGACCAAGTTGATGAAATGCCAAATAGCGGTTTAGACACATCAAAAATATTATCTAAAGGCTCAACTGGTTTAGAAGTAGAATCATTGCAGAAAGCCTTAAAAGGAGGTCTTGTAGTTGATGGTAATTTTGGAGCTTTGACTGAAAAAAGATTGAAGGCTATAACTGGACAAACTAGCATTTCTCTTTCAGATTATAATAAATTCATATTGAGTAAAACACAAAAATAAATAATTATGAAAAAGCATACGACATATTATATTATTGGAGCAGTTTTAGTTGGAACTGGAATATATTTATATTCTACAAAAAATAAAAATAAATCAGTTGTTAATTTAAATCCACCAATGGAAGTTACAGAAGAAGATGGAGGTTTTATTAAAACAACTGAAACAACAGTTTTTACTGCGTTAGATAAATTAAAAGCTTTAATTGATTCGATAAAATCTAAAGGTGTTGCAACGCCACCAATAACAAATTAACTAAATATAAATAAAATGTCAGTAACAACTTGGAATAACGCACCAGATTACGACCAATGGGGTAATGATACTCAATGGGATTGTAATGATTGGATTTTATGGCATAAATTTTTAGTAGGTAAGTTTGGAAAAACAAAAGCTAATTTTATGTGGGATTATGCTTTTTCTTTAAGTGGTAGTTTAAGTAGTAACTTGGATTGCAGAACTTTTAATTCCAATTTTAGAGATTACGTTAGAAAAAATGGTTTAAATCCATACGCTAATTCTGGTATTTTTCAACCAGTATTACAAGGCGTTGGAACTATACAAGATGTAACTGGAGGGGTTTTATCTGGTGTTTCATCATTTTTTTCTAGTAATAATGTAAAAAACATATTAAATATTGTTGCTATTGGAGCGGTTCTTTTTGGAGGTTTATACGCATATAAAACAATAAAAAAATAGTTATGAAAAATAAAAAAACATTAATTATAGCTGGAACATCAATTTTAGTATTGGGGGTTTTATACTTTGCTTATAAAAAGAAAAAATTTAATGAAGAAAGCGATATTACAAACGATATTGATTTTCAAAATTTATTAAAAAAAGTTGATGAAGCTAAAAAATAAAAATAATGAATAGCGATAAAAAATTGTATTTATATTCTGGACTAGCAATTGCCCTATCGGTAGTTGCTTATGTCGTTATAACCAAAAGGAAAAAGGCAAATACTGACCCTACAACCAATGTTAAACCAGATGTTACTACAAGTACTGGAGATGTTATAAGTAATGAACAAGCAGAAATTGATTTGTCGTTACAAGAAATTTTAAAATTACCTCTAGCACAAGCTAAAGCAAAATTGTTAGGTAAAGATATTTATTCAAAATTAGAAAATATTAATCCTAGACAATCCCCTTATGTAAATAATGGATGGTTTGTTAATAATAGTGTGGGAGGAAGAATTACTCAAAAAGACACTTTGATTGGTAAAGTAACAGATGTTAAAAACGATATTGGATTGTTGCGTAATGGTAGTAATAACATTTATAAATGGTTAAAAGTAGAACCTTCTCCAGAAGCAATTAAGCAAATTAAAGAAGATTCAAATATTTTATTAGGAACAAAAACCGACACATTTTACGTTAGAGAAGATGTAATAAAATTAAAATAAATGGAAGCAAGTAACACATCTGGAAAAATATACGATGTATCAGAATTACCAAGATTAAAAGATATTCTTGCAAAACAAGAAATAGAATTTCAAAAAATTGATGCAGAAAAATCAATACAAAATAAAAAAATATTACAATATACATTGATAATAACTGGAGCAGTTATAAGTCTTTATGTTTTTAGTAGATTAGTAAATAAATAAAAGTAAAATGAAAAATTCAACAATATTATTTGTATTTGGTATATTAGGTTTAGGTGGAGTAGGTGCGTATTTTTACTTAAAAGGTAAAAAAACACCAACATTAGGTAGTGTAGCAGACGACACTTTAGGATTAACTCCAAAAGACGATACAAAACTGTTATCGGATTTAGGAGTAAAAGTTGAAGAACCAAAAGACGATACAAAATTGTTAGCAGATTTGGGAGTAAAAGTAGAAGAACCAAAAGCAACACCATACGTTAAGCCAATAGAAGGAGTGCCTTTACTTACTGCTG